TTCACGCTGTCAATTCCCACTCTGCATTCTGCATAACCTTGTTTCGTTGCTTCTTTGACTTCAATCGCGATTCCATGCCGGTCCTGTCCTGTCAGTGTGAACATTGGTTCTCCATCTTCTTTGAACCTTCTTCCGTTCTGACGTTTCTCTGCCCTGTCTGGTGTTAATACTGGAATTGCTATTTTAGGTTCTGTGTTTCCTCCCGGCTTCGTACTGATTGTTGGTGCTAATCCATCGTCACTATAAACTCTATCTCGCTGTGAATTTCTGCCATTAAGACAACCGAAAAGATTTAACGAAACACTATTTTTTCCGTCTGTTCCTTCGATAGGAAATACTTTTGAGATACTTCTCCCTCTAAGATGTCCGATAATGAAACACCTTTCTCTGTTTTGTGGCACTCCGAAATCTTTGGAGTTGAGCACCTGCCATTCTGCATCATACCCCCCCCTGCTCCATTTCAATGAGCAGTCTGGCGAAATCCCATCCTCCATTAACACTAAGCAAATTCTTAACGTTCTCAATGAAAAGGTAAGTGGGTCTATTTTCTTCTTCGAGTTGTCCGATAAGGTACATAACTCTGAAAAACAAGCTTGAACGGTTCCCTTGAAATCCAAGCTGTTTTCCTGCAACGGAGATGTCCTGACATGGAAATCCGAAGCACCAGCAATCTGCTTTTGGAATGTCTCCGGCATACACCCTTCTAATGTCATTTGCATACCATTCTCCATTTCTGTATTCCTCCTTCAATATTTCTTTTTGCCGTTGTTTCAGTGGCATTTTGTCCAGGAACTCTCTCTGTTCCTGGGTGAGCAGGTGCATCGAGGTGTAGCTTGCAGTCGCGAACTTGTCAAACTCGCAAAAACCAACGCATTCATGCCCTGCTAATTCCATGCCTCTGCGGAACCCTCCGACTCCGGCAAAAAAATCAATGAATTTCATTTTTCTTCCTCCACCTTCTTTCTGGCAAGCGTTCTCACCGCGTCTGCCTTTTCACCTTAAAAAGTGCTAAAACCTGTTATCCATCCATACAGTGTTCTGGCAGACTGTACGCGCCGCCATGTTTTCACGATGCTTCTTCATGCTATACGCAGTATCTTCTCGAATGTTGTCCTCTGCCAGTTCCAGAACTCCCTCCATCGCGAATCCGACGTAACTGTTTTCACCGAGTCCTTCCACGATCTTTCTGATCTTTTCGATTGCCTGTCTTTCCTGTTCTTTCGTTGTCATGCCTGCTCCTCCTTCTCTTTTACACATCGAAGCATACGCTGTGATATGCCCACATACTTCCGCTTCTCTCGACTATCTTGTACCAGCTTGTGAATGCCTGTCCTGTGCAGTCATACATTGAATGTCTGCATGTCATTACTTCGTTCTCTTCGAAGTACACCGCAGCATCTTCTTTGCTGTTCAGGAATGATGGAAGTTGTATCAGCACTATATAGCCATCAATCCCATCGTCTTTCACCAGCCTTCGCTGTGGCTTCTCCTTTTCTTTTCTGAAGAATGCTCTGATGTCTCTCTTTAGTTCTTTTATATATTCCAGTGCGACATCTGTTTTCTGCGCCATCGGCATCATTTCCTTGAAGCTGTTTATCGTTTCATATGCCAGTTTCAGGTCGTTCTCACTTCGTATCTGCATTGTGCTTCCTCCTATCTCTCAACCTTCATCAACCAGTCTGCTTCATCTTCTGTCACGATTCCGAAGTATTCATCTGTTCTCGTGAAGAAAAATTCGATTCCGTAAAACTGCTTGATTGCCAGTTTGAACACTTCCCATCTGTCCTGACAGCTTCTGCAAGTGTTGTCCCAGTATTTAAAGCCGAGTCCCTGATCTGGATTTCCGATTCCCGGTGTTGCTTTTCTTCTTTCATCAATGGCCTTGTCCCATGTGCGAATAGTTTCTTCTAATTCGCCGCCCATTTCTGTCTTCATGAATTTTTCTTTATTCAGTTTCATGTCTATTCTCCTTATATGTACTCCCCGACATTTATGTCGGGGACATTCTATGCAGTCAGTCCTGCCTGCTTTGCCATCTGCAATCCGATCATGATTCCTTTGACTTCACGCTTCTCGCCGCTGGTCAGCTGCTTCAGCAGTGAAATCATTTCCTCAATATCCTCGGTCTGTTTCTTCAGTTCCTTGTTTTCCATTTCAGTAGTTGCTGCTGCCATGTGTCTTCCTCCTTTCTTCTATGCTGTCACTGGCTCGTAATCTTCGAGCAGTTCCTTCAGGTTCGCTTTTCTCCAACGATGGAGCCGTCTGTCTCCTGTGATGTTCTTCACTGGTTTCGGAAGTGGTTTGCCTGTTACGACGTTTCTTTCCCAGTACAGGTACTGCTTCAGCGAATTGTGATAATGTCCATCGTTATGCACTTCTATGTATTTGTTTGAGTTCCTTCGATTTCTGTATACCTGAATCGTTGTCACTGTTGTTGCCTCCTTTATGATGATGTGTGTTTATCTGTGCCCTATGCCTACATTATAGTGCCCTAAGCTCACATTGTCAACTCTTTTTTGTCCCCTTTGCCAACTTTTCTGATTGACTTTCTTTTTATGCAGTGGTATTCTTTGTTTAGAAAGGAAGGTGAATGCAATGACGCAAGGCGAGCGTGTAAAAGAGATCAGAACCGTTCTTTCCTTAACGCTTGAAAAATTCGGCGAAAAATTAGGTGTTGGAAAGACGGCCATTTCTAAAATAGAAAAAAACGAACGATCTCTCACTGACCAGATGGCGAAATCCATCTGTCGTGAATATAACGTGAATTATGACTGGTTAATGGATGAGGATGGAGAGATGTTCTCCGATCTGCCGCAGACTGTTCTTGATGAACTCTGCTTGCAGTACGAACTGGATGACCTCGACCGATTCATCGTCGAGTTATATGTCGGACTTCCGAAAGATGTGAGGGATGGCATAAAAACAAGGGCGAAGGACCTTATTCAGAAAAGAGAGGTTTCAGAGGGAGGTAAAAATATTGAATGATATTTCATTTGAGAAATTACAACAAGAATTACAAGAAAGTGCGCCTGTACTTCGGGTACATGGCCGTGCTTTCCCAGTTGTAAATGTACCCGGAACTGCAACCAAACCCGGCTTCACTGTTTGGATAAGGAACAACACCGAAATTATGGTTATTCTTAATGAATACGAAGATTCTTTTGAATGTCGGGATATTACAGCCGGAGAGTATTGCAGGCTTGAAAAAGTTATGCGATAACCGAATACAAAAGGGAACCCATCTGGATTCCCTTCTCTTCGTGTCGGCTACTGATATATGTATATGTACTTGATAAACTCATATATTCTCTTCAGGAGAGTTTCAGAGTCTATCTTGTTCAGCAGTCCGATTATTTTCTGCCGAATATCCATTTTCATCGCCTCCTTTTGAAAATATTACCATTTTTTTCAGGCTTCGTGAATGGGTTCGGCTCTCGTTTCCGTAATTACGGAAATCGTTCTGTGATCTGCGTATCATCGCAGCTCATGTGATATACTTATTTATATTCAGAGTCATAGAGAGCACTGATCTTTGTGTCAAGCGCAATCGCTATGGCTTCCAGTTGCCGGAGCGTCGGAGATGTCAGACCGTTCTCAATCGTATTCAGTGTCGTTTTGCTGATTCCGGTCATCTTTTCCAACTGCTTCAGTGTTACATT